GCATCGCTACAAGCGTTGGCCTCTGCCGGATTGCCCGCTGGTGCCGCGGCACAATTGAATTCTTCTATCAGCTCATTGAATTCAGGTGGTGCTTTACCAATCAAACTCCCTGTAATTAGCACTAATACAGTAGACAGAACAGCAATTACGGCACAAATTGGATCAGTATTTGGAGACAGTAAGATCCCAGTACCAAACTATAGTGGTAATCCCGCATCAACTGGGGAAACAGAATCTACATCTTTGGTAGAACAGCTTAACCAAAGGCGAGAAAAACTTAAAGAATTTGATGCTAGATTTGATGTAATAATAGCAGAAGGTAAAACAGTTAGAGACCAATATCAATTGGCCATAGACGCATATGTTGATGTAAAAAATAATTTACCTGCAGGTGACCCGGGAATTGAAGAAGCAAAAACAAAAGCTGTGGCATTAGGAAAAGATTTAAACGCTATCAAATTACGAGGTCTTGCTGTTTTAGATGAAAAGTACAAATTTATTAGCTCGTCATCAGCATAAATATCAGATAGGATAAGATATGTCAACATATATAGGTTTTTCAACAATCAATGCTAACAGACCCAGAACTACTAATGCCCCTGCAGGTAGTTCTGGAGGTACAGGTAGCATGGTATATCCTATTATCCCGGGTAAAAAATTCAGAATGGTCGATGCACCATTGGTATTAAGAGACTTTATCAACGCACTTAATATCAACAAAGGTGAAAAAGTAGGTCAACCCGGTTACGGAACTGATATTTGGAGTTATATATTTGAGCCTAACGATGCTGATACTCAGTTTAGAATTCAAACTGAAATACAACGTGTTGCTAGTTCAGATCCTAGAATAATATTAAACTCTGTCAAATCGTTTGTACAACAAAACGGAATACTTTTGGAAGTAGAAGTCGCCATCGCCCCGTTTAACGATGCCTCTATCGTCAACGTATTCTTTAACAATCTTACCAATCAAGCTACTCTCAACCCTTAAAAACCGTTGTTTTCAGTTAAGATAAATACTTAAAAGAGAACAACTATGGCCACAAGTTCAAGACAATCAGCATTATTCGGCGTTAACGATTGGCAAGCAATCTACCAAACGTTCCGTGAAGCCGACTTCAGAAGTTATGATTATGAGACCCTACGTAAGAGTTTCATCGATTATTTACGTGCATACTATCCTGAAACATTTAACGACTATATTGATAGTTCAGAATTTATTGCCCTCATGGACGTTATGGCGTTTATGGGACAGGGTTTGGCATTTCGTAATGACTTAAACACCCGTGAAAATTTCATTGATACTGCGGAACGCCGTGATAGTGTTATCAAACTAGCTAACTTAGTAAGCTATAATCCAAAACGTAATAATGCAGGACAAGGTAATATTAAAGTTACAAGCGTTCGCACTACTGAAAACATAACTGATATGAATGGTTTCAACTTAAGTAATCAAATTATTCTTTGGAATGACCCTGCGAATGTCAATTGGTTAGAACAGTTTAATACAGTTATTAATTCTACTTTAATTAATAGTCAAAGAGTAGGTCGTCCTGGAAATAGTGCTACCCTACTAGGAGTTAAGACTGACGAATATAGTATCAACATTCCACCTAACAGTCTACCTATTGCCCCATTTACATCAGTAGTTGATACTATCAGTATGAATTTTGAATTAGTTTCAGTAACTAGTTTGGGTGAAGATTACATGTATGAGATTCCACCTGCACCAAGCGGACGTTTCAATATGATGTATCGTAATGACAAACTAGGTTACGGTAGCCCAAATACAGGATTCTTCTTTTACTTTAAACAAGGTGGATTGCAAGCATACGATTTCAATTTAGCACAACAAATTTCAAACCAAGTTGTAGATATTGATATTCAAGGTATCAATAATACAGACACATGGTTATATCAACTAAACACTGACAACGGTGGCAGAACACTTTGGAATCAAGTAGAAAGTGTATATGCCAACGCACAACTCCAAACTGAATCAAGCAACAAGAAAATTTTCTCAGTTGTCTCACGTTTCAATGACCAAGTCAGTTATACTTTTGGTGATGGAGTATTTTCTGAAGCACCAGTTGGAACATTCAGGTCATATGTACGTGCAGGTAATGCATTGACATATACTATTGATCCTTCTGAAATGCAAGGTATTCAAGTAACGTTTCAGTACATTAGTCGAGCAGGCCGAACAGAGGCACTTACTATAGGACTAGAACTTCAATCAACAATATCAACAGCACAGGCTAGAGAATCACTAGCTGACATTAAACTACGTGCTCCTGCAAGATATTATACACAAAACAGAATGGTTAATGGTGAAGATTACAACAACTTCCCATACACATTATACAACTCAATTATTAAAAGCAAGGCTATTAATCGCAGTTCTGTTGGCGTATCTAAAAACTTAGACTTACTTGACCCTACCGGAAAATACTCCAGCACTAGCTCATTTGCAAATGATGGTGGCATGTATCAAAATAGCGAAGATGGATTTTTGTTATTAACTATCACCAACACAGGTGATATTATCCAGTTCTTAACTGATACACTAGCCGCGGCATTGTCAAGTACTAGAGCAAAACAATATTACTTGCAAAATTATACACGGTACCCCATAGACGTTGCATCTGGCGACGGTACTGTATATTGGAATACTAGTACAGTTAATGCTAATAGCATCACTGGGTACTTTTATAATATATCTGGATCAACAAATATATCAATAGCTATTGGTACATATTCAACACAGAACGTAAAATATATTACAAAAGGGGCAATGATAAAAGTTACTGCACCTAGTGGTTTTTACTTTGATGTTAATAATAGATTAGTATCAGGTATTCCTAGTCCAAGTGACACTACATATTATTGGACTACTGCATTAGCAATTGTAGGTGACGGTTATAATAACGGTCAAGGCAACTTTAGTAATGGCACGGGTCCAGTAACGTTAAATGGTTATGTACCTAATGGTGCAATTATTACTGAAGTAATCCCCTCGTTCAGCAACATATTGCCAAATCTTGTATTACAAGAATGTATTACTAGAATGGAATTGAATCAAGACTTCAGCTTAGTGTTTAACAATTCATTATTAGTAACACAGAATCGTTGGTCAGTTGAAAACTTTGATACTGCAAATTGGTTTGTAAATTTTGAAAGCACCGGCGACAATACATATAGAATTTATTACAGAGCATTGCGTTATTATTTTGGTAGCGTAGCAGATACTCGCTTCTGGTATGAAACAGGTAAACTTGTGTATGACCCTGTAACAGGTAAGATTTTAGCAGACAATGTTAAAGTATTAGCAACAAACACACAACCTAGTAGTAATTATCCATTAGCTAAACCAGTTGATGTAGCAGTTATTGGACAGACAGTAGAATCTGATGGTTATGTTAATGATTTTGAAGTAGAAGTGGCTAGTGTAGATGTTAATAATACTGAAATTATTATTGACCCTGACTTTTTTCAAACAGTAACCGGTTATGTTACAGGCTCGACTAACATTGGCATATACTCATTCTTTGAATTGATTGAAGATGCAGTTAATTTATCACGTTATCAATTAATTGACTCAGCCAACGTTGCATATCAATATCCAAATCAGTCTGCAATTGAAATTGTTAAGTATGAATATCCTCTGGGACAATTGTTTTATGCATACAACGAAACAGATTCAAAAGGATTATACAATGTGTTCTACACGACCGTACAAGATACTACGGTAACAACTCCGTTTTATATTGTTACAGTACAACCCCAGTACTCAATGCAACCGGGTCGTCAGGGATTACAGTTCCAATATAAGCACAACAGTAACAATACAACACGTATTGATCCTGCAACTACAAACATTATTGATTTGTATTTGGTAACACAGGCTTATTATACTGCATATCAGAATTGGATACAAGATACAACAAACACTGTACCTAAACCAGCAGTCCCGACAATCAACGAACTACAACAAGCTTATGGTCGCATTGATGATTATAAGATGTTAACTGACAGTGTAATATTAAACAGCGTTCGCTTTCTTCCATTGTTTGGTTCTAAAGCACCTGAACAATTGCGCGGCACTGTTAAAGTTATCCCCTCAGCAAATAGTAGCGCAAGTAATAGTGAAATACGTAGTGCAGTATTATCTGCAATGAATAGTTATTTCAATATTAATAATTGGAGTTTTGGAGATACGTTCTACTTCTCAGAGTTGAGTGCATATTTGCACACACAATTGGGTGATTTAGTAAGTTCAATCGTTTTAGTACCCAATGACCCTACAATGTCATTTGGAGATTTGTATGAAATCAAATCAGCACCATTTGAAATTTTTGTAAATGGCGCAACAGCAAATGACGTGGTTGTAATTGCGGCGTTAACTCCCGTGCAATTACAAATAAGATAAGTATATATAACAACTAGAGAGTTATAATGGCAGCAAGAATTAGAACTTTAAATTTTTTACCTGAAGTATTCAGAACCCCTACTAATGCACAATTTTTAGGAGCCACGTTAGACCAAATCGTAGACCAGCCAAATACAATGCGTATTCAGGGCTACATTGGTAGTAGATTTGGTTATGGTATTAATGCTAAAGACAAATATGTAGTCGAGCCTACTAAAACTCGTACAGATTATCAATTAGATCCTGGTGTTGTATTCACTAAAACAAATACTGCTACTGCAACAGATTTTATTACATACCCTGGTATCATTGATGCACTAAAATTAAACGGTGGTGTAACAAATAACAATGATAGACTATTCAATAGTCAATTCTATTCGTGGGATCCGTTTGTTGATTTAGATAAACTAATTAACTTCAACCAA